CTAAAGATATAATTAAACAGTATTCTAATTTAGATATATGAAAATTTTAATATTTGGATTACCAGGATCAGGGAAAACTACATTTGCTAAAAAATTAGTTGAGAATAAAAAGATACCTCACTTTAATGCTGATGATATTAGAAAACTATTTGAAGATTGGGATTTCACAGAGAACGGTCGTAAACGACAAGCTAATCGTATGATGACTATGTGTGATCTTGCAGTTAATCATGTAGTTGTAGATTTCGTTTGTCCATTTGAATCTTATAGGTCTTTTTATGATATGAAGATTTGGATGAATACAATTGATAAAGGAAGATTTGAAGATACGAATAAAGTATTTGAGAAACCTAAAAAAGTAGACTTTGAGATAAAAGATTTTAACTACGATAACATAATAAAGGAGATACATGATAGACTACTCTAAACCCACAGCACAGATGCTTGGACGTTGGCAGCCATTTCATGATGGGCATTTAGCTTTATTTAAAGAGATATTAAAAAGAACAGGGCAGGTACAGATTATGGTTAGATCCATGCCAAAGTCAGATAGTAATCCATTTGAATTTGAAGATATAAAGAAACGTATTGAAGAAAAACTACAAGACTATGTTGGTAAATTTGAAGTTATCAAAGTTGCAAATATAACAAATATTTGTTATGGTCGAGATGTTGGTTATAAGATTGAAGAGATCGTATTACCAAAACAGATTCAAGAAATATCTGCAACGAAGATAAGACAGGAAATGAAATATGAGTTTTAAAAATAATAAATATACAATTATAAAAAAAGCAATATCAGAAGAACTTGCAAAGTTTTGTTATGACTATTTCATTATGAAAAGAAAAGTTGCAAGAACAATGTTTGATAATAGATATATAAGTCAGTTTACAACAGAATTTGGTGTGTGGAATGATGAACAAGTTCCAGAAACATACTCACATTATTCTGATATTGTAATGGAAACTTTACTTGTAAAACTACTCCCTATTATGGAAAAAAAAACAAGTTTAAAATTAAATCCAAATTATTCCTATGCTAGAATTTATAAAAAAGGAGATATATTAAAACGTCACAAAGATAGATTTTCTTGTGAAATATCTACAACTTTAAATTTGGGAGGAGATCCTTGGCCTATTTATTTAGAACCAAATTCTGAAATAGGAGAAATTGTAGAAGGTAAAGGTTATGTTTCTAATAATACTAAAGGAATTAAAGTAGATTTAAAACCGGGAGATATGTTGGTGTATCGTGGTAATGAATTAGAACATTGGAGAGAAATTTTTAAAGGAAAAAATTGTGCACAAGTTTTTTTACATTATAATAATATTAAAACTAAAGGATCTAAAGAAAATATATATGACCGAAGACCTCATTTAGGTCTTCCAGCTTGGTTTAAAAAAAATGGATAAGGATCAAATTATAAAAGAACTTGAAGAAAAACTGCAAATGGAAATTTCAGTTAAAAAATCTGAAGTAGAGCTTAATAAAGAATTGTTAGAAAGAATAGAAAAACATCAATTGCATATTGAAACTTTAATTAAAATTAATGAAGATTATTCTATTGTAATAGGTAAATTAAGAGCTAGGCTTAAAGAATTAATAGTTAAATGAACATAAAATTTGTTAAACAATATTTAACAAATATAAAATGGAATAATAATCAAACTTGGCAAGTAGAAGGAAATATTAAAAAATTATCTAATCAGTATTATAAATTTGATATTAAATATTTAAGTGATTTTCCAAGGGATAAAAAAGGAAAACTTATAAATTCTAAAAGCGAAGCAGATAAAGTCTTATTTGAAGATGATCAAAATTGGATTTTAGTGGATACTCAAGAATTTGTTAAATATATGAAACATAACAGTTTAAAAGAAATAAAATTAGAAGAATTGATTAAAAACATAGATTGGAATATAATACTTCCAAAAAAGTAGTGCATTTACTAATATAATCTATATAAAGGATACTTATGCCTTTGCAAAAAATACAATTTAAACCTGGATTTAATAAAACTCAAACAGCGACCGGCGCAGAAGGTCAATGGATTGATGGAGATAATGTTAGATTTAGGTATGGAGAACCTCAAAAGATAGGAGGTTGGCAACAATTAGTTAATCATACATTAGCAGGCCCTGCTCGAGATCAACATACTTGGACTGCATTAGATGGTAAAAAATATGCAGCAATTGGAACTTCAAAATTATTAGTTATTTATTATGAAGGAGAATTTTTTGATATTACACCTCTTGATACTGCATTAACCTCTTGCACTTACACATCTACAACTGGATCTGCAACTGTTACTATTAATAAATCAAATCATGGATTAGAAACTGGAGACTATATTAAATTTTCTTCTGTAACAACTCCAGGATCTCCTACAACAAGTTATACCTCAGCAAATTTTACAACTAATATTTTTGAAGTTAAATCAGTACCTTCTGTAAATACTTTTACAATTACAATGCCTAGCAATGAAGCAGGAACAGGAGTTACCGCTGGCGGAACCATTACAACAAATCCTTATGTTACTGTTGGGCCTACTACACAAAGTAGTGCATTTGGATATGGAACTGGATATTTTGGTGGAACAATTCCAACTTCACCTACGACTTTATTAGATGGAGCAATTGATGCATCCGTTACAACCATTACTGTTGATGCAACAACAAGTTTTTCAACTGCTCCAGGTGTAATAGATATTGATTCAGAATTAATTACTTATGGAGGTAAAACTGCAACAACTTTTACAACATGTGGACGAGGTGCAAAAGGTACAACAGCTGCATCACATTCAGATAATGCAGTAGTAACCGATGCTACAAATTGGGTTAACTGGGGGCTACAATCAAATACTGCTTCAACTACACTCGCTCCTGGATCCTGGTCGCTCGATAACTTTGGCCAGATTCTAGTTGCAACAATTAAGAATGGTAAAACATTTACTTGGAATCCAGCTGCTGTAACTGCATTAGAAACAAGAGCTACTGTTGTTGCAAATGCTCCTACCGCTTCCGTTATGACATTAGTATCTGATCGAGATAGACATTTATTTGCACTTGGAACAGAAACTACAATTGGTGATCCTACTACTTTAGATCCAATGCTTATTCGATTTTCAAATCAAGAGGATATTAATACTTGGACTCCAACGGTAACTAATACTGCAGGAACATTTAGGCTAGATACGGGAAACGAGATTATAGGAGCTGTGCAGGGAAAAGATTATTTATTAGTTTTAACCGATCAAGCAGCTTATGTTATTCAGTTTGTAGGACCTCCTTTTACATTTTCTGTTAGACAAGTTGGAACAAACTGTGGATGTATTGGACAACATGCCATGGTGTTTGCGCAAGGTGCTGTATTTTGGATGGGAATCGGTGGTGGATTTTTTGTGTATGATGGAACAGTAAAACAAATTCCATCTCTTGTTGAAGATTTTGTATTTACTAATGTTGATGACAATTTAGGAATTAATTATGGAGCAAGTCAACTTGTTGTAGCATTTTATAATTCATTATTTAATGAAGTAGGTTGGTTTTATGCAAAAAATAAACCATCTCCTTCTAGTCAAGTAGATAGAATGGTAGTTTATAATTATGTTGAAAATACATGGGTTACAGGATCTTTAGCTAGAACAACTTATAGTAGTTCTGGAACTTATGATTTACCATATGCAACACAATATTTAACCACAGGTACACCTACTTTTCCAACTATCAATGGCGTAAGTAGTTTATTTGGATCTACTAAATATTGGGAACATGAATCAGGGGTTAATGAAGTGGATGGAAATGGAACTGAAACAGCTATTACATCTTATATTCAATCAGGAGATTATGATATTTCTGAACAAGGTTTAGGTGGAGATGGACAATTAATTATGCGTGTTAAAAGATTTGTTCCTGATTTTAAAAACTTAGAAGGCAATGCAAAAATTACATTATTTTTTAGAGATTATCCAGCAAATGCAAATTCAACTCCATCTAATGTTTATACAACAACAAATTCAACAATTACTGGACCCTTTACAATTACGTCGTCAACTGATAAAGTAGATACAAGAGTTAGAGGAAGACAGGTAAGTTTAAAAATAGAAAATGATGCTTTAGATGAAACTTGGAGATACGGAACTTTAAGATTAGATATTGAAGCAGGAGGAAGAAGATAATGGCAAAAATAACAGCATACATACCAGAACCTAAAGATCAATATGATTCATCAAATCAAAGACAAATTTTAGAAGCATTAAACACAATTAAAGATCAATTAAATTTTTCTTTTCAAAAAGATTTGAAAGATGAATTAGAAGCATTTAGTTGGTTTTTATTTAGTGGACCAGGAGATGGTGCATAAATGGCAATCTTTTATAAAAATCAAGGTTATGATTTAACCACAACTAATTTAACTACGGTGTTAACTATTAACACATCAAGTGTTGCAATTATAAAAGAAATCGCTGTAACTAATGATGATAACACTGCTCATACAGTAGATTATTTTTTTTATGATTATTCAACTTCAACTTCTTATAAATTTTTTCATACTAACGTTCCTGCAGATTCTCATGAAAATGCAGTTCATAATGCTTTAATATTAGAAGAAGGAGATTATTTACAGTTTCAAGCAGATTCAGCAGATAAAATATCAGGTCAGATTTCATATGCATTATTAACAAGATCAGGAGAAAATGGATAATAAAATTAATACAGAAGAAATAATTAAAAGTAAAAAAACTGGAAAGACATATAAAACAATGGAAGAGTTTTTAAAAGAAAACACAATGGAAGACTTACAAAAAGATGTTGCTATTACTATATCTAGTAAAGGATTAGATTTATTTCAGAAAGTAATGAATAAAAAATGAATCCAAGAGGTGGTACAGAATTACAGGTAGAATTATTGCATAAATATGCAGATAAAGATTTATTAGATAAAGTTCAAATAACTACATCTGTACCTGAAAAAATACCATTACATCCAACTAAACCAAATATACTTTGGCAACAAAATTCATATGACCAGGCAAATCTTGTGCCGTGGTTTAAAGATAAAGAAAATCATAAAAAATATGATTGGTATGTATTTAACTCACATTGGTGTTATGAGAAATTTAGAATGATGTTTAATATACCTACAGATAGATGTTTAGTTATTAAAAATGCAATTGAAAAAATAGAACCTAGAAAATTAGAATACACTAAAGGAGACCCTGTAAAATTAATTTATACATCAACTCCATGGCGTGGTTTAAATGTATTACTTGCTGCAATGCAACTTGTTAAAAATACATCGGTTCATTTAGATGTTTATTCTTCAACTCAAGTTTATGGTGATCAA